TCTGTATCTCTTAATGCTTGTAATTCTGCTTGTTTTCTTTGTTCTATATTTGTTTGAGCAAGTGAAAACATTTTTGTAAGATGTTGTGAAAATAACTCTTCTTTTGTTTTTAGTCTAAGAGCTTCGCCTTCGTCTAATAGTTTTTGTTGCTCTTTAGTTAATTCAACAAGTTTTTTTCCATCTTCTGTTTGCTCTTTTTTCTTTCCTGAAACTTGTTCTTCCAATCCTAATATTTTAGCTAATTGAGCAGCATATTCAGTTTCTAATCCAAGTGCTTCCATTAATTCTTTTACTCTAAGATTTCTTGATGCTAACTCTTCTTGTAAATTTTTACTTATTTTTAATTTTTTTAAAAGTTCGGCTTCTTCATCATTAAGAGCTTCTTTTTGTTTTCTGCTCATTCTATCATTTATAGCTCTTGCATTTTCAATTCCTTCTAATCTCTTTAAAATTGTTTCTTCAGACATTCCAGCTTCTATTAATTTTTGTCTTTCTTTACCTAATTTTTCAGCAGATTCTTTACGCATTTCTATCATTGCTTCTAAATCTCCCTCTGCTTTAATTAAATCTCCAGTAGCTCCATTTTCCTCTAATCTTGTTTTTAGTAGCTTGGCTTGAGTAAGTTCTAAATCCGTAGTCTTAACTCCCATTTCTTGCAAGTGTCTAATAGATGTTTCAAAAGGTGTTTCGTTTGCTTGTCTTATTCGTTCTCCAAGTTTTTCAAAAGCACCTGTAAGCGTTTCAACAATACCTCTCATATTAATAAATTCACCAATAGCAGCTTGCATTCTCGTAAATGCGTCTGCCATATTAGAAACCATACCAGTCAATGTTTTAGAAAGTTTTTCGGTAGCACCTGCAATACCAACAGAAGGATCAAGCAATGTTTCTTCTAATGCTTTTCTAAAGTCTGGTAATGTCATTTTAGATAAATCTTCGATACCTTTTGTATCACGAATAAGTTGCAATATACCTCTTTCACGAAGTATATCTGCTGCTCCTGCACCACCTGCAAATGCTCTACCAAGTGCTTGTGCTGCTTCAGTAGCATTTACACCCATAAATGCTGCTAAGTCAGCAGTAGGTTTAATCATTTCTTCTGCATTTGTACCAAATGCTTTTAATGCTGCACCAGCTTCAACAACATCTGTTAATGTAAATGGTGTCGTTGCTGCAAC